ATAATACTCTTTTTCAAGCCACATATTTGGATAAACACCAGGGTTATACCCAATTAAAGTGTAAACACAAGGGTTAGTAGTTCCATAATCCACTCCAACGATGTAATAATCCGCGGGAGCAGGAGGCATTTGTATTGTGTGAAGTTCTTCGTCAAAGAAATCATAAACCGCTCCATCAGCTAAAACCCACTCTCCAAGTATGTATCTCTTATACCACAGCCCTTGATACTCAGCAGATAGGTCGTCAATGTATTTTTTTGTTAAAGTTGGATTGTCATGTATGCTATATGAAAATACTTTCAAGTCTAAGTCATTCTCTCTATCCATAAAGTCCCTTTTAAGCCAATGATATGGCGAATCAGGGTTAGTAGAACAAAATAACTTAGATTCAGGTATAGAAAGCCTTGATAAAAGCATTTTAAAGAAGTTTTCGGGGAGAAGAGAGGCCTCATCAAGTAGAGCTCCTGCGAACTCTGATCCCCTGATTTTAGCTTCTGCCCTGTCGTCATTGGCACCGACAACATACATGGTTCGATTGTATAATGTGACCTCTCCCTTTCCAATGGAATATTGTACTGCATTTCCAACAATATCTTGCATTGGTGTTATAATATTACGTTTTATAGTTTTATCTGTACGTCCACAGATGATCAAAGGACCTTCTGGTCCACTCCTACAGAAATCTAACCATCTTAAGAGTGCAATGAAGGACTTACCTGCACGTACAGGACCTTCAAATATATTTATACGGGCTGTAGACTCCCTATATGATGCAATTTGCTTATTGCTTAACTTCTCTAATACCATGTTTTCTCGCGAACAACTCTTTTAGGGCTCTAAGTTGTTTTGTTTTTTAGTTTATGTTATTTAAAAGATAAATAATTACATTTTTAAGCTTAACTAAGCTAATTAAAAGCATTTTTTTTAACAATACATTATCTTTAAAAACTGTAACTACAGTTATAAATAAAATGATGTTCCAAACTGATCTTATAATGTTCATATTTCTTTATTCATTAGTTTTTCTAATATAACAGCCATCTCAGTCACTAATTGCAGTTGATAGTAGTTAAATTCAACTGGATTTTGTGTCTTTCTTAGCTTTTCTATTTGTCTTTTTAGACTTTCTAGCGCCTTTTTTCGTCTTTTTCTTCTGTTGAACATTAATTTCCTCCATTAATTCCTTATCTTTTTCTCTATCAATCTTTCGCTGTACATTTGTAGCATAATTAACTAAAACACTATGGATTATCGAAGGACTATCTATAAAATCAAAGAGAAAATCTCTTAATGCATCTGGGGTTTGAACATTCTTTAATGGAGTTGATCTAGGTCCTAATACATCAAGCTCGACGTCATACATTTCCGCTAACACTTCAACAGCCTCATCGAAAGCTAATTTATTAACATTCATTAGAAATGATACAGCATCTCCATGAGCTCCACATTCCCAGCAGTAATAATTACTGTTATTTTTGTTAACTAGAAGCTCATTAGCGCCACAATAAGGGCATTCGTAATACATAGCCGCCTCAACCTCTGAGTCTCCTAAGAAACACTCTAAAACATTGTTTAAAAGAACGTTATTGCTAAGTTCTGCTAAGCTTTCTTTACTAAATATCTTCATAATTTACCTACCTTTATAAATGCTTCATATAATTCTTTATTTATTTGCTTTTCAAACATTCCATTTTTATAAAGCCAATCAACATATGGCTGAGGAACATCTTGTAATAATCTGTCTTTGAATTTACCAAATGGCATTGTCTTTCCATTAAAAACGGAAAAGTCTTCTTCTTTTTCAGGCTCTCTCATTGATTTTATATAAGGGAAGTCCCATAAAACGCTTATATTTGTGTTAAATATCTCATCTATTTTATTAGCAAGATCAATTGTTAGTTTGACCTGAGCATTTTCAATTCTTGAAAGCTGAGAACCAGACACACCAAGCTTTTTAGCTAGCTTATCTTGAGACATTTTAGGCTTACTTTGCTTTCTTGTTTTAGCTATGAATTCACCTAAAATAAGCCAAGAAATACCTGTCCTTTCTAAATAATCTTTGTGGCTTTCTGTTTTTTTATTGTCTACTTTTTCATACTTTCTAAACTTAACTTTACATTCTTTATTGTTGTTAACTGTTTCGTTAATTACATTTAATTGCTTCTTAACAATATTTGTTATAATTTTATCTAAAAACTTCATACAACATCTCCTTCCTTTAATTGCTCTTTATAGAACTTCTTAATATCATGATAATCGTTCCATGGAGCCTTTTCACAACTATCAGCATATAAGAACTGGTTTCTTTTAATATTGTGATACAGTGTAAAGAAGGTATCTTCAATTCCATTAAAAGCATTTATTTGGCCTACTAAGGCTTCTTTAATTTCTGCTTCTCCTCTACTAATTGCATTAACCTTATTAGTAAGTCTTTTCAGCATTAAATTTGTTTTAAGTTCAACGTTTTCTAATTTGTTTAGATTAGTTTTAACTATTTTCTTTATCCTTTCTTCAAGTCCATTAACAGTTGCTTCCATTTTGTCAATGGTAACTAGCAATAACTTGTAGAAATCATCTATTTCTTCTTTCTTCATCATTAACCTCATTTTAATCAATCTGCTGACAGCAAGACTTGAACTCGCAACCGTCTGATTACAAATCAGATGCTCTACCAATTGAGCTATGTCAGCTTAAATTTCTCTATCTTCTTCTAAATATCTCCTATCAGGCCAATTCCAATCGCTGGTATGGCATAAATTAGCCTCTTCTCCACAAAAATTACACCTACCCCTATGCCATGTACAAACGTGATTCTTAGGAGGTACAGCATTAAGACGCATAGCACAGCTTCTGCATATGTATCCTGGTAATAAGTCATCTTCTTCAAGCAAATCATCTAATCTAGTTGGATCTTTAAGCTCTAATACATAATCTTCTTCTAGATTTAGCCTTATCTTTAAGTCTTCTCTTGGAATTACCTCTAAACCTTGTCCGCACTTCCAACAAAACCAATCTTCGTTATATTCATTAGCTAAAAACGTCCTAAGGCAGTGAGGACATACATATCTCCAAGTCCTTTTACAATAGCAGCTCATAAAATGCTCTCCACATTCCTCACAATCAGGACCCGACATCGTCTTTATCCTTCTTTTTGTTAAATAGTTCGTCTATTTGTTTCTCAGCTTTCTGTTTTAACTGTCTAATCTTCTCTCTTCTTTGCCATTTCTTATGGAGTTTCTCTTGAGCTTTTATCCAACTGTCATGACTCCATGTATCCCATCCTGTCTCATCGTAAATAGCTTTTGTTGCAAGAACTAGACAAAGAATTAAAAAAAGAGGGTATAAGTTTGCTACCGATAAACAAGGAGGAAGTATGCTTAACATTTTATACCCTCTTCTATTTTAGTTTCTTTTTTGTTATCTCGTGCAAGCTGAACAAGAGCGTCGAAGTCTTCTGAAGATTTTATTAGATGCATTACGTCCAATAGATTCGATAGTGATCCATTAAACTCTTGTTTGTCTTTTGGTTGATCAGTCTGACCGTGCTGTTGCTTGCCGACCCAAACAAGCATCGTGTTGTCACCTTGCATTGCTTTGGCGTACTGTTTTCCAAGCACTTTACAATAGCCTTTATTCCTTTTTAGTTGCTTATACGCTGTAAAAGTCATACCTTTTTCTTGTTCGCAACGCTGATATAATGTGTCTGGAGCAACCCCTATTGCATCTGCTATTTTAGTTCCTTCACAACCTGCTTCTAAAAAGAAGTCTACATCTTCCCATTTAATAGTTAATTGTGGTCTACCTGTTACCTGTCTTGGTAATACTCGTTTTCTTGCCATTACTTACACCTCACTTTCATTGTTGCTGCTGGAAAGAGGTCTATAACTGGCTGTAATTCCTTTTCGACATGACGCAAATCATCCTCATTATCAAATTTAATATTGATAGAGAATGTCTTTGGTTTTTCTTTAGGTATGATATCTGTGTGAAGTTCTTCTTCTGTGAAGCCTGAACTCATTAGAACGTCAGGTTCCCAACGATTAGCGAGCATGTCCATATCGAACTCCCCGCTAATCTTATTAAGACCAATTGTTAACTCTTCGAACTCTCTTTTTGAAAGTGCTCTGGAAGGTATAGCCGTAGCAACTTCGTCAATGCCGAGTGCTCTAAGCGTTTTGAGTCGCTGATGTCCTCCAATGATTCTTCCGTCTGGCTGGATGACAATAGGCTGACACAGTCCGAACTTTCCGAGCGAAGATTTGAGTTCTTCCGCTCTTTTTTTAGAGAGTCGACGTGGATTGTCCACGTTATCTGTGAGATCATCTATGCTCCTTTTTTCAAATTTCCATTTTATCTCTTCCATTAGCATTCCTATGGCTCTAGGGGTTTATACCCAGGAATCAAGCTAAAAGGATTATGAGAATTTATTAATTAATATTTAATTCTTCCAATTTCTTTTTACTTCTTTTCCTCTTCCTTATTTAATTGTTGTTGTTTAGCATCAGCTTCTACTTTTGCTTTCATTTCTTTAACTTTTTCTTCATCTCGTTTCTTAAGCTCTTCTGTATACTCATAATGATTGTAGTGAGTAAAACAGTAAGGAGAAACACATAAGCTAGACTTCTTTGTCTTATCAAAATATGGTTTATTGCGTGTTATGCAATCTATAAGTCTATCCATATCATCTTTTTCAAGTGCTATACTTAGTGTCTTACCATTTAAAAAGTAAATATCTATTTTGTATTCCATTTGTTACCTCTTTTGTTTTTCTTATAGTTAATAATTAGTTCATCTAAACTAACTGGTTTATAGTCCCATGCATTGCAAGAGACATTAATAAGGTTTTTGTTAAACTGTTGTGTATGATGAGTATGTCCGTGTATATGTAAAAGTCCGTCCCAATCATAGTATGTTTGATCTGGCATATGTGCCATTTCAACTATAAATCCTTTGTAATTTAGACATAAACTATCTGCTACCAATTTAATACCAATTTCTACCAATTTGGTAATTGATCTTTCATCATGATTTCCTCTAACCAAACAAATATTTCCATTTAATCGTTTACATATTGCTTTTAAATCATTAACCCTTCCAATGCCAAAGTCTCCTAAATGGTATACTATATCATCCTGTTTGACCACTTCGTTCCAATTATTAATTATACATTCGTTCATCTCTTTAATGTCTTTAAACGGTCTTTGATCATACTCAATAATGTTATGATGATTAAAATGTGTATCGCTAGTTAGAAAAATCAAACATGTCCCTCCTTAGTTTAGCCATTCTACCATCTGGATGATAAAACACGATTCCTTCTCCAATTGAGCTTATCGTTTTAGTTATCTTATTTGTAAAAAGTGACGGTAAGTATTGAAACCACTCTGAAATAGCTCCATATGTCTTAGGATATTTATTTTGA